AAAGATGTTATTATTAGAGGTTTTGCACGTTATTCGTTAAATCGTGACAATCAACTTCATAATTGTACTTGTCACGGTGTACATACTGCTGCTGTTGCTCTTTCTGGTGTGTTGAGAGAGCAATCTCCTGTTGAGGATTTTCTTTTTGAGGATAATTTTGATGGTTCGAGGACGTTCGTTAGTGATTATTCGGTTCTCTCAGGTCAAGCGGCAATTGACCAAATGAATCCGACTCAATTACGTCGCTATTTGAACGGTTTACGTCCCTCTTCATCTCCTTATACTCACCATTATGATGATGATTTCCTTTTGGAATATTGTAAGGACAGAAATATTCAGTCTTACACTGAAATGCAGGCTTGGTTAGAGCGTCTTATTTCTGAGGGTCAATCTCTTGAAAATGATGTTGCCGCTTATCAGGCTGCTAAGTTGGCCGAACAACAACAGGCTACCGAAAATCAACAAAGTGCCCAGAATTCTACTGAATGATTGGTGCAGCTATCGGCGCTGCTGGCTCTTTGGCCAGCGGTGTTGTTAATGCCATTGGTAACAATCGGCAAGGTTCTAAGAATCGTAAACATCAGCTTGAAATGCAGCGGATCCAGAACGAATGGGCAAGTTCTGAATCCCAGAAATCACGTGATTTTGCTAAATCAATGTTTGATGCTACGAACGAATGGAACTCCGCTAAAAATCAGCGTGCACGCTTAGAGGAAGCTGGTTTGAATCCTTATTTGATGATGAATGGTGGTTCGGCTGGTTCTGCTCAGTCTACATCTGCAACTGCCTCTTCTGGTGCTTCTGGTTCTGGTGGTACACCTTACCAGTACACCCCTACAAATATGATTGGTGATGTTGCCTCTTTTGCTGGTGCTATGAAATCGCTTTCGGACGCTCGCAAATCTGGTGTAGAAGCTGATTTGTTAGATAGATATGGTGATTCTGATTATTCTTCCCGTATTGCTAATACTGAGGCTGACACTTATTTTAAACAGCGTCAATCGGATGTTGCTACTGCTCAAAGAGCTAATTTACTTTTGTCTTCTGAAGCACAGCAAGTTATGAATATGTATTTACCTCAAGAAAAACAGATAGCTCTTTCTACTCTTGGTGCACAGTACTGGAATATGATTCGTGACGGCTCTATTAAGGAAGAACAAGCGAAGAATCTTCTTGCTACTCGTTTGGAAATTGAGGCTCGTACAGCTGGCCAACATATTTCTAATAAGATTGCTCGTTCTACGGCTGATTCTATCATCGACGCTACTAATACTGTTAAGATGAATGAAGCTGCTTATAATCGTGGTTATTCTCAATTTTCCAATGATGTTGGTTTTCGTACTGGTAAGATGGATCGCTGGCTTCAAGATCCCGTTAAAGCACGTTGGGACAGAGGTATAAATAACGCTGGTAAGTTTATCGAAGGTCTTTCTAATATTGTCGGTTCTGTTACTAAGTTTGGTTTCTTAAGAAATGCTAACCAAAGGTTAAAAGAAGATAAACGGCAATTTGACAGAGGTACTGTCGATATTTTCGACGATAACAAAGGTTATTCTTGGACTCGTCAACATCGTGGACGTTGATGTTTATTTGTTTTAGTTTTACTCTCTTAAGGGATTGGCTTTACAGTCAGTCCCTTTTTTGTATGGCCCTCCTGCTTCACTTTACCGTCCTATCCGTTCTATCCGTCCAGCCAGCTGGGGGCCCCTCTGGGGGAGCAAGGCTCCCTAAATCTCTATGTCGAGCGGGAGCGAAGAATGAAAAAAACGTCGGCCGTCCACGGGCCGCAGCCGTGGCCGCCGGAGGCATCATAAAGTTAAGCTATTTTACTTGGTACGAAGTTCCCCGACTTTCGTGCGAAGCAAACCGGATTAATTGTAATCTCCGGTTCAAACCCCCTTGTTCACGATTGGCGAAAGTCACATCACTATATAGATATTGTGTATATCAAAATTAGTTTTTATATTTGCGGCATGATTAACAATCGCAGTAAAACATATGGATCTTGTCTTCATCCTCGTGTGATAAAGAACAAATATACAGGTGACCCTGTATATGTTCCTTGCGGCACGTGTGAGTTTTGTATACACAATAAGGCTATTAAGGCTGAATTGAAGTGCAATGTTCAATTAGCCGCTTCTGAATATTGTGAGTTTATCACTCTGACCTATTCAACGGAGTATTTGCCAGTCGGTGAGTTTTATAAAGGTGCTTCTGGTGAGGTAAGATTTCGTTGTTTACCTCGTGATTTTGTTTATTCATATAAAACCGTTCAAGGCTATAACCGTAATATATCATTCAATGATGAATGTTTTGACTTCGATACTCAATTGTCTTGGGAATCTGCACGATTATTGCAGAAGAAAACACATTTACATTATACTTCTTTCCCTGATGGTCGGCGTATTTATAACCGCCCTTATATGGAAAATTTAATCGGTTATCTTAACTATCGTGATATACAGCTTTTTTTAAGCGTTTAAACCAAAATATAAGGAGTATTACAAATGAAAAGATTTACTACTACGTTGTTGGAGAATATGGGCCAACAACATTCCGTCCGCATTTCCATATCTTATTATTCCACGACTCGCGAGAGCTCAGACAAAGTATACGACAGTTTGTTCTTAAGAGTTGGCGCTTTGGTGATACAGATACGCAATCTGTCTGGTCTTCCGCTTCATGCTACGTTGCGGGATACGTCAATAGTACTGCGTGTCTTCCCGACTTTTATAAGAATTTTAGCCATATTAAGCCGTTCGGCCGATTTTCTATACATTTTGCGGAATCCGCTTTTAATGAAGTATTTAAACCGGAAGAAAATGAGGAAATATTCGCTTTATTCTATGATGGTCGAGTGCTCGAACTTAATGGAAAGCCTACACTTGTGCGGCCTAAGAGGTCGCATATCAATCGACTATACCCCCGACTTAATAAGTCTAAGCATGCGACTGTGGATGATGATATACGAGTTGCTACGGCTTTATCATCCATCCCACACGTTCTTGCAAAATTCGGCTTTATTGACGAAGTAGCTGACTTTGAGATGTCTAGGCGTATATATTACCTTATTCGTAGGTATCTGGAAGTTGACCATACGTTGAAATATGCTCCTGAACAACTCAGGTTGATTTACAACTCTTGTCGTTTGTCGTTGTATATAAATTTCTCTGACGAAAGTGGCTGTGCTGCTATCTATCGTTTGTTGCTTAATTATCGTAACTTGGTCAATAACTGGATAACTGCGCCTGTTGGTAGTGTTGCGTTTACTGGTCAATTACGTTATGCTATTAGATCAATTCACTCTTTCTATGATTATTGTGCTAAACGTTCGTTGCGTGACCAGTTGTTGAAAGTTAGGAAATGGTCTAATGATTCTTATGTACGTGAGAATTTATCTATATATTATTTTTACCCGTTGACGGATGTCGATATAATGAAGCGTTCTTATTCAGAGATAGTGTCTGATAGTTCTGTCTTACGAGCCAGCTATGCAGATTATGCAGCGGATAATCGTGAACGTATTAAACACAAGGCTCTGAATGATAAGAACGCTTTGTTGATTGCTTCCGTTGACAAAAATATTGATTATTATTATGGAAAATAAAAAGTATTATTTCGCTTGTCTCCATTATATGGGACACAAGCGTAGGGTTGCTATTTGTTTGGACCCTGCTGTTATTGATTCGTATTTGAAAGCTGGGTATATTATTGAAATCTTGGATTCTCTCAGTGTGATAGAAGAACCTAAAATTGATTGATATGTATAAGCCTAAACATTTTTCTTTGTTGGAACTGATCAATACCAGTACAACAACCTTGGCGAACAATATCCCTACTTGGGATTCCTTGTTGAACTTGACTTACCTCTGTAAGTATATACTTGACCCGTTGCGTGATGCTTTTGGAAAGCCTATTTATATTAATTCCGGTTATCGCTCGAATTTTGTAAATGAGGCTGTTGGTGGTGTTTCGAACTCTCAGCATAAATTTGGCTATGCTGCTGATATTTCGGTAAGTAGTCGTGATTCTATCTCTGAACTGTTTGCTCTGATTCAGGAAATGGAATTGCCGTTCGATCAGGTTATTTACTACCGTAAAGCTGGCTTTATCCATGTTTCTTGGTCCCCGACTTATCGCAAGCAGATTATTGTTAGGGATGCTTAAAGTTGATTCTTTCCCGTCTATTCACAATAGTGTAGTAGACGGGATACCCGAAAATTTTGTTCACTATTATAAAAAGTATTTGTATGAAATTGAGTTTTTCCGTTTTAAAAAAGGTGTTTCTGTTGATTTACGACATTGTGACATTCCTGTTACAGAGAAAGAAAAACAATTAGTTATTAATTTTAAATTTGATGAAAAATGAGTAGTTTGTTTTCTTATGGCGATATTAAAAATACGCCTCGTCGCTCAGGTTTTGACCTGTCTAATAAGTGTGCATTTACTGCCAAGGTAGGTGAGCTTTTACCTACCTATTGGAAATTCTGTTTGCCTGGCGATAAGTTCCATATTTCGCAAGAATGGTTTGCACGTACACAGCCTGTCGACACTTCTGCGTTTACCCGTATTCGCGAGTATTACGAATGGTTTTTTGTGCCTCTTCACCTCCTTTATCGTAACAGTAACGAGGCGATTATGTCAATGGAAAATCAACCTAATTATGCGGCTTCTAGTTCTGCCTCTATTAGCTTTAATCGCAATTTGCCGTGGGTTGATTTGGCAACTATAAACACTGCTATCGGCAATGTCCAGTCTTCGCTTCGCCAAATAATTTTTTTGGTGTTCCTCGCTCAGAGGGTTTTAAAAAACTTGTTAGCTATTTGGGATATGGTGAAACTTCACCTGAAAAGTATGTTGACAATCTTCGTTGTAGCGCTTTTCCCCTTTACGCTTATCAGAAAATTTATCAGGATTATTACAGACAATCCCAATGGGAAAAGAGTAAACCTTGGACTTACAATTGTGACTTTTGGAACGGCGAGGATTCAACGCCTGTTGCTTCTACTGTTGAGTTGTTTACTCAGAATCCCAATGACTCGGTTTTTGAGCTTCGTTATGCCAACTGGAACAAAGATCTTTGGATGGGTTCTTTGCCGAATAGTCAGTTTGGAGATGTTGCTGCTGTTAGTCTTGGTAGTCTTGATCCTTCTACTTTGAAAGTTGGTATTACTGGTACCGCTTTAGTTAAGGCAATATGCCAGTTGGCTACGGTGGTAAGGATGGTATGGGTATCCGTTCACAATCTCGTCTTTATAATCCTGTTGGTATTAATGACGCTCAACAAGTTACTACTGTACAGGAGGAAGTTAATAATAAAGAAAATGGTTATCTTTTTGCTACCGGTACAGATACTTTTGGTCGTATTTCGAATGCTGCTAAGATAAACGGCTCTGAATTGTATGCACAGTTGTCAGGTCAATTGAATGCTCAATTTTCCGTTCTTCAGCTCCGTGCGGCCGAAGCTCTTCAGAAATGGAAAGAAATTGCTCAAGCGAATGGTCAAAACTATGCTGCTCAGGTTAAGGCTCACTTTGGTGTTTCAACCAATCCTATGCAGTCGCATCGCTCTACGCGTATTTGCGGCTTCGACGGTTCTATCGATATTTCGGCTGTGGAAAATACAAATCTTACGTCTGACGAGGCTATTATCCGTGGCAAAGGTTTAGGTGGTCAACGTATTAACGATCCGTCTAGCTTTACTTGTACAGAGCATGGTATTATTATGTGTATTTATCACGCTACACCGCTTTTGGATTACGTGCCTACCGGTCCTGATTTGCAGTTGATGGCTACTGTCAAAGGTGAATCTTTCCCTGTTCCTGAATTCGATTCTTTGGGTATGGAGTCTTTGCCTATGCTTTCGTTGGTGAATTCTAAGGCTATCGGTGACGTTGTTGCTCGTTCTTACGCTGGCTATGTCCCACGTTATATTAGCTGGAAAACTTCTATCGATGTTGTTCGTGGTGCTTTTACGGATACTTTGAAATCTTGGGTTGCTCCTGTCGATTCTGATTATATGCACGTATTTTTCGGTGACGTTGTGCCCGAAGGAGGTAGTCCAATACTTTCTTATACTTGGTTTAAGGTTAATCCCTCGGTGCTTAATCCTATTTTTGGCGTGGCTGTTGATGGTTCTTGGAATTCGGACCAGTTACTTTGCAATTGCCAGTTTAATGTGAAAGTAGCGCGGAATCTGTCTTATGATGGTATGCCATATTAGTTAATTTAGTTATTTTAGTTATGAAAAAAGATGTTATTATTAGAGGTTTTGCACGTTATTCGTTAAATCGTGACAATCAACTTCATAATTGTACTTGTCACGGTGTACATACTGCTGCTGTTGCTCTTTCTGGTGTGTTGAGAGAGCAATCTC